CACCCGGCCCGTCATTCAAGCAAACCCTTGGCGGCCTGGTGGAGCACTGTTGGATCAACGGTGAGATCCAGACCGATGAGGGAACGCTGGGGAATCAGGCGGTGGCAATCATCCCGATTCGCATGTTGGTAGTGGCCTCATAAGGAGAGGAAATCATGTCTCAATTTGTTTTTGGCTCTGGAATTTTGTGGGGCACTCCGTCAACGGATGCTGCTGGCAACGCGGTTGCAAACCCCACCCCCGTTCAATTCGGCACTCTGCAAGATGTGTCGGTGGACATTTCTTTCGAGAACAAGACCCTGCACGGTCAAAACCAGTTTGCCGTGGCCGTTGGTCGCGGCAAGGGCAAGATCACTGGCAAGGCCAAGTTTGCGCAGATGAATGGTCTGCTGCTGAACAGCTTGTTCTTCGGGCAGACGATGACCGCCGGCATCATCAGCGACGTGTACGACACCACGGGCAGCGCAATCCCCGCGTCCAGCCCGTACACCATCACGCCCACCGCGCCCAGCTCGGGCACCTGGTCTGCTGACCTGGGCGTGCGCGATGCCACCGGCCTGCCGATGGTTCGCGTGGCCTCGGCTCCGGCCGCTGGACAGTACAGCGTCGCCGCTGGCGTCTACACCTTCGCTTCTGCCGATCAAGGCAAGACCGTGTTCATCAATTACCAATACACGGCCAGCAGCACGACTGCGCAGAAGTCCACCGTGCAGAACGTCATCATGGGCTACGCCCCCAGCTTCAAGGTTGACCTCTACACCCCGTTCCAGGGCAAGAGCTTGATCCTCACGCTGAACAACGCCATCAGCACCAAGCTGACGATCGCCACCAAGCTGGACGACTTCGCAATGCCTGAGTTTGACTTTGAAGGCTTCGCGGACGGTTCCGGCCAAGTGATGACCTACGCGCTGACCGAGCGTTAATCCTCTACCGTCAACCAGAAAGGACAATCCATGACTGCCACTCCGAAGGTTAAGGGGGTGCAGGTTGAGTTTGCAAACGGGTCGGTGCTTACCGTGCCGCCGTTGAACTTGGCCTCTGTTGAAGTGTTGCATGAGCGCTTGTCGCGATTCTCGGGAGGGCTGGACAAAGACAGCATCGGCCTGGTGATCGACGCGACCTTGATGGCGCTGCAACGCAACTATCCGGACATGACGCGCGATCAAGTGGTCAACGAGCTGCTTGACTTGAGCAACATGGAGGATGTCATGCAGGCAGTCATGGATGTCTCTGGGTTGAGGCGCAAGGAGCAGGAGAAGGCGCTGGGGGAAGCTCCGGCGGGGACGAGCTAAGTTGGCCCGAATTGTTCATGCACGTCGCCATCACGACCGGCATGGACATCGAATCAGTGCGGCAACAGTTCGACATTCCCCGCCTGGAAGCCTTCAACGCATACACCGAAAAATTCCCGCCCCAGCATATACTGGTCGCGGCATATTTTGGGTTTCCAAAGGAGAAAGCAAAAGCTCCCTCCGAGGATGATTTGGCGGCATTGATGGCCGAGCTTTCACAGGTGCAGCGATGAGTGACAACACCGTAGAAGTCAAATTCGGCGCTGACGTTGGCCAGCTCAAAGATGGCGTGAAAAACGCCTCTGACGCCGTTGAAAAGTCAGTGCAGCGGATGACCTCCGCGTTTGGGAACATGGCCTCGTCAATGCAAGGCCATACGACCCAGATCAGCGGTGCCACCAACGTAATGGCAAACAGCGTCACCGCTTCGTTTGACCGGGTCGGCGCCGCTATCAACGCGGCCATGGCGCCGTTGATTGCACTGATGGCCATCTTGAAAGGCGGCGAGTTTTTCAGCAAGGCCATTGACGAAACCAAGCAGTTCACCGGCGAAACCATCAAGCTGAGCAAAACCTTGGGCATCACCGTGGACGAAGCCACGGCGCTGAATCTTGCCCTGGGTGACATCTACGTCACCACCGACACGTTCATTGGCGCCACCACGGCGCTGACGCGGCAACTGCGCACCAACGAGCAGGGCATCAAGGACATGGGTGTGGCCACCCGTGACAGCAGCGGCAATCTGCGCCCGATGAACGACATCCTCATGGATGGCGTGGCAGTCTTGAAAGATTACAAAGAAGGCACTGACCGCAACCTGGCGGCGCAGAAGCTCTTTGGCCGTGGCGCGCAAGACGCCATCCAGCTCTTGAAGATGAACAACGACGTGCTGGAGGAGGCCAAAAAGAAGCAAGCCGCTCTGGGCCTCACGATCAC